GTATATGGGATTAGCTTAAACTGTGAGGATCCGTTATAGAACCTGTACAGAAAGGAAGCCATGTACCAGGGAGTGGGAATAGCACGATCTAGGAAATTCAACTGTGACATAGTACGCATGCCACTGGTAGAATCTTCGTCCATGTGCCGCGTTCTTAAACCAACGTAGTCTTCAGTTTGACTAAGATTAGCAAACCAACTATATCGCTTCATGAAAGCACGTAGGGACTTGAAGTATTCTCCAGTTGTCTGTGCAGTCACATCCTTTGATGTATGGGATGGGACCAACAGATTTTCATCGGCTGGGATGAAAACTGTACCAATGTCCGATTGAGCATATCGGTTTTGGAAGCCAGGAGCCAAGTTCATAACTGGACGAGCAATCTGATAATCTTCTCCACCGCTATGAGCGACAAAGAAAGTTACAGACCCATTCACTGTTGGTGGATGAGAAAGCTCATTCAGAGAGTAGATGGCTAGGCATCCAGTTTTTGTGTCCAAAGTGGTAGCATTAGGCCCTGGGAGCAAACCGTCTTTCTTATACGTTTCACGCCAGTCAGTGTTTGATATGAAAGGAACCGAGACTCGGAAAGTTGTTCTTCCCATTTCGTCTTGGCGATCTTTCAAATTGCACACGACGTTGTAATTTGTATTTAGAAGGTTGTCGTTTGGACCCGTGATTTCACTTGGAACATCAACGATGTTTGTTTCAGGTAAGAAGATGACAGCAAATCTTCCTTGGTGATAAGGAGTCTTAACTATCATGATATCATAGTTAATGGTTCCTCGCCAAAGAGTTCCCAGCATACTAGCATAAGCAAAGCTGCCTAGGTACATAGTCTGGGTACTAGTTGCCTCACCATACTGGTATTGAGAGAAAGGAGAAACTTCCCACTTTGTTATCAATTTACCAGCAGTGAAGAGAGTACTGTCTGCCACTTGAGAGTGAAAATAATTTGGACGACCAAAAATATATTCAAAACTCATTTCATCCTTGGTTTCAGGGATAAAAGACGATCCATCTATTCCATTGTCTTGCAACAAGGCAAGGGTAGTGGCATCGTCGTGGCCTTCTGTGTGAATCAGAGTATTGTTTGGTTTCAACACCGACTTGCATTGTGGTTGGATTGAAGTTGGCTTCGACCAGCCAAACACAGAGGCGGCTTTGCCGACTGATCGTGACACCCAAGCAACACAAGGAGCAAATCTACCAATTACTGGCACTCCGGATAGAGCATCAGCAATAGTAGTTACTCCCTGTGCCACCTGAGAAACTGGTCCAGAAGTAGTTACTTCTCCAGTATCACTAGCGGCGACAGGTTGTACATCAGCTTGGGCAAAGCGATAACCACGCTTTTCTAGGCGTGCAATGTCATGCTTGTCCTTGATGTTCGAGATTACATCGTTGTGAGTGGGAACATAGAATTGAGGATCAACGAACCTAGCAAACACAGTGTAGTTCACTTCTTCCTTGGTTTCTGTGCCTCTCAGAGGGGAAAATACATATAAGAATGCAGTTCCAAACTGATTGTCGGCATTACCAAGATCAAAAAGATCATAGATGTTCGCATAGGGACAGATAATCTTCAAAGAATTTCCTTCCTCCACACTCACGACTTTATATGGGCACGATGTCTGCGAAGCCAGGAATCGAGTTCCTTTCCTGCGGAAGTCACCAGTCTGGTTATAATAAGGATTATAAACCAGCATTAGCGCTCCCTGCAAGAAAGGTTGAGCATTAATCTTAATCTCAATTTCGATGTTGGCCTTCATATACTGATAGTTCTTCAACTTATCCACAACTAAGGGCGATTTCGTAAAAATGTCCTGAGGAAAGTTGAATAGTTTCAGATAATTTGCAGTGTCAGCATCATAGTCCGCTGGTGTCAGATGAATCGGTATTGCTTCATCAGCTGAAGACCAAACAAATGTTCCCAAATTAACGGGGCGTTCTAAGATACTGCGGATTTCGTGCCGGGTCGTATCATTTAATGCCAGTTGCGTTACCGTGGCTGGCATGGGGGTTGCCTCAACCGACATTTGCACATCAGTGAGGAGTTTTCCACGAGTGGAATCGACGTTCGTGTTTTGATCATGGTCATACGAAACAGAACCATTGTTTTCATTTGAATTGTTGGAAGTCATGTTATACGACAGGGGTAGATGACTATTCACCCTGAAGTCGGGAGCTGTATCACCAGAGCACAGCAACACTCTATATTTGGGCACAGAAATAGCAGTGAAAACAGAAGTATCCCGTTTGGTTTCTGTAGACAAGATCACATTTCCTGGCAAGGCCCGAGAGTCTACCAAAGAGGAACGTATTCTTGGCGAGAATATAAATCTCTGTTGCACCTGTACACTTCCATTTGTTCGTAGTGTGTGGGTACCGAGAAATTGATTCCCGCATCGGATAGTTCGTCTCGTACACGACGACTCCAGTAATCGTATACTTCCCGTTTGTGCATAGCGAGTTCCATGATAACTTGTTGGCAATTCTCCACTGTTGCGGCACGACGGGCTTTTCCCCGAATCCAATTGGTTATTTCCAAAACGGCTTCTAAGTTCATTGGAGCTAAAAAAGTACCATCTGGTTGAATAACGAATTGTCTTTTGAGGAAAGCGACATCCTCCAATGGTTTAAAAGGAAGGATGACACCAGTCTTTGCTTCGTCAGTGTAGGTGAGACCAAATGATGCTAGAGCTTCAGTGAGAGTGTTCTGATTGAACCAGTCGAGAATTTCTATGCTGAC